GCGCGTCAATGGATGTGGCATTATCATTCTTACCAAACGCTGTGATAATACCGTTAGCTTGACGAAGAACGTCTGAGTCTGTCTGAACACCCCGAGCCGCGTCTGTTTTAATGTTGGTGGCTTCTGTGAAAGCAGCTTGGTATTGCTCATAAGCCCTGCTGGCAGGGGTAGACCTACCACGCGCATTAGCTAGTTTATACTGCTGATTATTTATTGGCCCTAATTGAAGAAGAGGCACTCCAGTAACAGGGTCTGACTGTAGGCTTGCCAACGGTTTTGCAAACGTAGCTTGCTGAGCAATACCTGAGTTAATCTTAGCTAGGTCTTCATCTTCTGATTTCTGTAGGCCAACAGCCAACTTAGGAGCACCTTTAAGAGCAGCAGCAAAAGCTAGGTTTGACTGCGTGGCTGCTTGTCTATTACGCGCCCCTTCTCTTTCAAGAGCCGCTGCCGCGTCTAACCGTTCTGTTTGCCTTCTAGCTTCTTCCAGTTGTTTTGCGGTGAATTCTTCAGACTTACGAGTGCGTTCACTTGCCCTATCAGCCGAAGCCGTCAAGTTAGCCACCAAGGTTTTAGCATCTCCAAACGGTGCAGCCGTAGCAAGCAACTGCTCCTGTGTCGGTTCTGGGCCAAGAGCCTTCACTGCTTTTAGAAAATCAGCTTCTTTGGCCTGCGCAGCCGCTGCTGAGTCAACCCCTTGTTGCCTAGATGTCAAGTCCAAGCCGGTAAGGCGCATCTGCTGAGCCTGCTGGGATGCTGCGAAGGCTTCTTGTTGAAGACCCGCTCCCCGTAACGCCTGTGCATATGCCGCCATGCCCTCAGGGGTGGACGAATCAGCCTGTGAGCCAAGCTGACGAAGCAACGAAGCCCGCTGCATCTCAGGGTCTTGACCGCCAAGCATACGACCAATAGCGCCGCCTAGCTGGTTCCCGCCCCTGTAAAGACCGGCGGTTGCCCGTTGAAAGGGATCAAGCTGTGCATAGGCGTTGGCTTCTTGATTAAGGGCCGCATCACGGGCTTGTTGAATGCTCTCAGGAGTTGCGCCGAAGAGACTTGGTGCTGTTGCCATAGGTGTTCCTTAAAAGTTGAATCCAAGGTCTTGGTTGCCAAAGGCCCGCCCCGAACCAAAACCACCCCCACCACCTACTTGACTTTGGTACGTTGGAGCAGGGGTGTTGTTACCAAACAGACTAGCAATACCTGTTGAAAAGTCTTTATTGTTACTTAGACCAGAGAGAGCACTTCCTACAGGGCTATACGAGTTAGCGCCTAACATGGAGTTAGCTGCGTTGTTACCGCCTGCAAACAAGGACTGACCCACGTTAGCACCTGCGGTGGCCGACCGACCCGCCAAGGTGCTGCTAAGATCAAAGGCTCCCTGACCGGCAGCTTCCAAGCTTTGACCCAAGCCAAACTGAGTCTTGTAGGGGTTGTAGCCCTGAGACACCAGATCAATACCACCACCTAGCAAGCCCTGACCAAAGGTTGTCTGAGCGCGTCCCTGCTCCTGTGCCCGTGCAGCTAGGTTTAGGTTGGTGTTTTGCAGGCTGTTGTAATAGGCTTGAAGCTCTGGGTTAGAAGCACCCATGCCGCCAGCGTCTGTAGCGCCCACTGAAAGGCCGGATGAGCCTCGTTGAAACTGGTTGTTACGAATCTTAGCCAGTTCTTGCTCTTGTCCCGGAGCCAGCAGAGCCTGCTGAGAGGCGATATATTGTTGGCCTGCTTGCTCTGGAGTTTGAGCAAGGTAGCCCTGTCCCAAGTTAAACAAGCCTTGACCAGCCTGTCCTGCTTGGTTGGCAAAGCCCATACCCTGATTCTGTGCCTGAGACAGAAACGCATCCCTCTGAGCAGCAAGCTCAGGAGACAGGTTGTAGCCTGCTGAATTCAGATTACCGTCAGGGCCAAACCCGAAGTTACTAGAGCCAAAGGCAGTAGTGACGCCTACAGGCTTAAACCGCTGGGCGTCTGCCGCAATCTGAGCCGCTTTAAGCTGTGCGTCTGCTTGTGTCTGGGCTGCTCTCTTGGCTGAGTTACCGCTAATAACGCTGCCGAGTAAGGCGCCCCCAATAGCTGCAAAAGGCATATTAAACCCCTTCCTTAATTAATACTTTGTCAATGTTTTCTACATCTGTTTCAGAGGTAGCATGAATACAAAACCAAACACTGTCTTCCAAGGCATGAACTGCGTGGTTTACATCCTTTACAATGTTGATACAAGCAGGGGCTGTATATTCCCTACTAAGCTCCCCTTCAAACAACACCTCAACCCGCCCCTTGGAAAGGATGCTAAGGTGGTCGTAGGTGTGTTTGTGCTGCACAGCAAAGGAACCGGCCTTTAGCTCCACCTCCTTAGCATAGAGGCCGTCTGAGAAATGATGAAGCTGGCTCATGTTTTAATAATAAAGAAGATGCCCAGATAAGGAGGCAGGTTGGCGTTTGTGGCGCTGGAGCCTGCGGCAATAAGGGCTACTGAGATGTTTGTGAGGGCGTTCCCTGTGTTAGCCCCAGCGCCCGCTGTGCCATTAACACCGAGAGCAGTAAACCCTGAATTTGGCGCGACAGCAATACCAAAATTAGAGGCTTGATGAAAGTGGCCAGGGTCTGATACCACGACTGTGTGGCTGTGGCTTGGAAGAGTTGCGTCGTTAGAGCCTCCTAAGCTGTTTGCTAAGTATGATCCACCGGCTCCAATAGGCATTCGGTCACGGTATTCAGGAAGCGTGAATGTTGTGGAGCCATCACCAGCACCAAATAATGTTCCTACAATGGCGAACAAAGCAGCATAGGTGGCCCTACTAACTGTTTGTCCGTTACAGATCAAGAAGCCCGTAGGAGGGGTTGCTGTGGGCCACATAAGCAATGAAGCTGTGGGAGTACCTGCCTGCACCGCAAAGGCCGTGGTTGCGAGCTGGGTGGTGGAGGTGCCCACAGTCGCTGTTGCAGCCGTAGGCGTTCCCGTGAACACAGGGCTCAGCAGATCAGCCTTTGTACCCACCGCCACAGCAATGTTATTAAACTCCGTGTCAATCTCAGTGCCTTTGACAATCTTCAAAGGGTTGCCTGAAGGTAGGGCGTCCTTTGAAGCAAACGATGTACTCTTTACATAATTGGTCATATTAGTTTTCCGTTCTTAGCTTGGATTTCTATTTTCTGGATACTTAAGGGGGAACCATTAATGTTGGATTCGTATCCCGTCTGAATCACTTTACCGCTGCCGGTTGGATACGCTGTAAGTGTTTGCAAAGAGGTTCCCGGACTATACACAGATACATTATACTCCGCCACCCCATAAAAGTCAACTCCTTGGATCGGAATAAGTACGTTCTGTGCTAAATAGTTACCAGAGAAATCATATCCCCACTTAATCGTTACAAACTGACCGCTACCACCAATCACGACAACCTGTAGACGCTTGAGCACCGAAGTAACTCCGGGGTCGCCTAAGTCAGTATGATTGGTAAAGTATTGAAAGCGATAAGCTGTGGTGTTGTCTTGGTAGCTGCTGTAAGCCCCTACAAAGCCTTCCTTCCCTATAAGCATTGTTCGGTTACGAAGGAAGCAGAAAGAAGCAGGACGAATACTATCCCACGTAGTAACCCTAGCAGCCCCGTCTTGCAGGGTTGCCTTCATATCAAAACAATACACCTGCTGAAGAATAGGGAATGTAAGAAGGTAGAAGCTTTCAAACGGGTTGTAAACACTCTTAATGGTTTTAAGCACTTCCCCTTGGACGGCCCGCATAAGGTCATCCCGTACATTCTTACTTAGGTCTCTCAGCGGGGCGCTCTTCTCCTGCACTGTCCGAAGCACACTGCGTACACCGGTGGCAGACAAGAAGATTACATCACTACCTGTGTTTTGAATGGTGTCCCGTGCAATACAACCAATACCAGTAATAGTATCGGACAAGGCTAGGTCGGCAGGCACAGAAGCGTTAGCGTAGACAAGAATTGTTTCTCTACCAAAGATAAACAAGAAGTTGTTATGAGCAGCAAGGCCTGTAATCGTGTCAGAGCCAGCAGGCCAAACCGTTGAGATGTCCAACGTACCTGCCGTACCTGCTGTCCACTTCTGACCGGATAACAAGTCAGAGAACGACACAACTGTCTTGTTAGTTGTCGTAGCAGCTACCCACAGACGGCCAAAGGCGCTCAGAGCAATGTTGGCTGAAGGTACACTACCTGAGTATCCTGCTTTCTCTGTGATGCGCCTGAAGGTCGTTGTAGACACCGCAGGCTCAAAGACAAGAGGATCAAGGCCTTCTTGGAAGAAATACAGAACTTGGTTAAGCGCTACGATCTGCCAGTTATTAGCTGTAATTGTTGGGCCTGTACCTCCGCCCCCGTATGTGAGTTCAGTTAAGACCCCGGCGTTAAGCAAGAACAGTTTGTTATTCCCCGCACAGACAACATACTCAGTGCCGTCATTAACAACCAATTCCTTGATTGCCTCCACCGCAGCGCTTCCAAGGGCTACCGAAGCTGTATTCTGCGGAGACCAGCCCTTACGCGCACCAATGCGTCCAAACTGGTCAATCACCGCGTTGTTGGCAACCAAGGCATAACCCTGTGCTAGGTCTAGCGAAGAGTCTTGGGTGTTAAGACCAAAGAAGCCCGGAGCAGAAATACTATAGGTTTGAATTGGTTGAGCCATTACACACCAATCC